CACTATTAGGGATTTTCATGCGGGCGGGGTTTATAGTGATAGCGGTACTATGTCAGGGGTTATCAATGTGTTCACCAATAGATTTGAAAACCTTAACGCAGGTGCTACATCATGGGTTGATGCAGTGTATTTCAGCACAGGCGCAAGTATTATTAACTTTCAAGGTAATATACAGCTTAACGGTTCTTATACTGTGCAGCGTTTCCTTGAGGTAAACCAAGCCGTTTCCGTAATATACGAAAATAATTATGGGGAAAATGTCTCGGTGTCTATTAACCGTATGACAATTCAATAAATGTTATCGAGGGATAAAATGAAGGATTAACACTGCCCTTGCCTATATTCCAATAGTCTTGTATAAATAAAGAGTAATGATTTCAATGGGTTGAATACACTTCAACGTATATTTTGCAAGAGGACTTTAATAATGTGCTTATCTTCTCCCAAAACCCCTGCTCCGCCTCCTCTGCCTCCTCCTGCGCCAGCACCAGCTACTAAAGCGGATCCTGCTGTTAAGCGTGCTAGAACTGAATCACAAAAAAAGAGTCGTAGCATGTCTGGGGATGCCGCAACTCAACTCACTGGGCCACGCGGATTAATGGCTCCAGCCAACACAGCAAACAAAACATTGTTAGGTAGCTAATTAAATGGCTAGAACAGCACGCGATTATTTTGATTATAGAATAGAGCAGATGAGGTCTGAGCGTTCAAGCTGGATGTCTCATTGGAAAGAATTGAATAAAAATTTTCAGCCTCGCCGTGGTAAGTTTGACACATCTGACACTAACAAGGGTAATAAGCGTAACCAGCTACCAAATAACACCCCGTTGTTTGCAAAGCGCGTTCTGCGTGCTGGCATGATGACTGGTGCCACCAGTCCTGCGCGGCCGTGGTTTAAGCTTGGCCCCCCTGATCCTGATATGGCAGATTTCGGCCCTGTGCGGGGTTGGCTTGATGATGTGCAGGATGTGATGTATCGCGTCTTTGCATCATCAGGTTTATATCGTGCGCTTCCTTCGGTTTATGAGGAGGCTGGCACTATTGGTACAGCGGCAATGCTTCAAGAAGAAGATTTTGAGAATGTGACTCGCTTTACAGTATTTACTGTCGGTGAATATATGATCGATATTAATGGTAAGAATATTGTTGATACATTTGCTCGTGAGTATATGCAGACTGTCCACCAAATTGTAACAAAATTTGGCATTGATAACGTGTCACAAAATATTCGTCAGCTATATGAAAATGGGAGTCTAAGCTCTAGGTTTGAAATACGTCATATCATCGAGCCTAACACTGTTCATGTTGATGGGCTTGATAAGTTGAGTGGATTTGATTTTAGATCTGTCTATTATGAATCTGCGAATAGGGCTGGCTTTAATCAATATTTATCTGTTAAGGGATACCATGAATTTCCCGTTCATAGTCCTCGTTGGGATAGCAAGCCTGGTGATACATATGGTAATAGCCCTGGTATGGATGCTTTGGGCGATGCCTTCGCACTTCAGGTTCAGGAAAAGGAAAAAGGTAAGGCTGTTGCCAAGATGGTTTCACCGCCAACAACTGCTCCGTCTGCATTGAAGAACACACAATTATCCTTGCTGCCTGGCGCAAATAACTTCACAGATGATCCTAATAATGTATTTCGGGCTATATATCAAATTGATCCACGTGTTAATGAGTTGTCTGCTGATATTCAGCGCACTGAGGATCGTATTAATCGTGCGTTTTATGTTGATATGTTTCTAATGCTTCAAAACGATAATAGAAATCAGAGGGCTACGGCAACTGAGGTTGCTGAAAAGCATGAAGAGAAATTATTGCAGCTTGGCCCTGTTCTTGAGAACTTAAATGATGAGTTGCTTGATCCTCTTATTAACCGCACATTTATGATGTTAGTTCGCGCAAGTGAGCCTGGGTGGAAAGGTTTAACTGATAAGATGGTTATACCTCCACCTCCTCCAGAATTGGAGGGTGTAAAGCTTCGGGTCGAATATACATCTATTTTGGCTCAAGCACAGAAAATGGTTGCAACTAGCGCCATTGAGCGTTGGGTTGGATTTGTTGGTAATATGGCCGCAATCGGCAAGGAGGATGTTCTGGATAAGGTTAATTCAGATGAGATTGCTGATATAATGGCTAAAGATTTAGGTGTCCCTAATGCTGCTGTACTAACTGATGATGAGGTTGCTGGTACTCGTGAGGCTAGGGCGGAGGCTATGCAAAGACAGCAAATGGCAGAGCAAGGCGCTTCTATGGCTGATAGTGCTAAAACCTTGAGTGAGACAGAATCCACTGGTAATAGTGTGTTGGCTGATATTATAGGAGCGAATGCGTGATGACTGATAATATTGCTAAAATGACGCCTAAACAATTACAAGCCCAGCGTTTGGCTGATATGCGTGATATCCTTACTAACGAGCAGGGCCGTCGCGTTATATGGGAAATATTAGATAAAACAGGTTTAATGTCAAGAAATCCTGCGCTCGATCCAGCTCTGATGAATCGGAATGAAGGTAAGAGAGATCTTGGTGTTGATCTACATGAGTGGGTGATGGAGGCAGCTCCCACATCATTTTTAAAAATGCTTCAAACCCGCGCACAAGAAATGGAGAATATAGATGTTTAAAGATTTAATGTATGGCGTAAGTCATTTTTGTATGGAAGAAGCTGGTGGTGAAGGCAAAGACGCTGGAGCTGGTGGTGCCGACGATGCCGCAAAAAATGACAACGCCAATGAAGATTCTGCATCAGGTGAAGCTGAAACCAAGGACACAGGTGAAAGTGCTGATGCAGATAAGACCGCCGACGACGACAAAACCAAGGAAGATTCGGACGACGATGCTGAAAAAAGTAAAGACGACGATGACAAGGGTGATGACGATGAAGGCACTGAGCCTCTAACTGCTGAAAGTTTTGAGTTGCCAGAAGGTGTGGAAGTTGATGAAGGTATGATGGGAGAGTTTTTGGAGATAGCAAATAATAAAGAGCTATCTGGTAAAGACCGCGATCAAGCCTTGGTTAGCCTGTATGCTAAAAAGCAACAAGATGCATTAGATGCTCAATACCAATCATGGGACGATACACGGAATGGCTGGAAAACCGAAGCAAAGAGTGATAAAGAAATTGGCGGAGCTGCATTCGAAGAGAATATGGCTCATGCTCAAAAAGCTTTATCTCATTTTGGCTCTAAAGAACTTAAAGAGTTTGGTGAGCAATTTGGTTGGGCAGATCATCCTGAGTATTTACGCATGATGGTACGTGTCGGAAAGACTCTGTCTGAAGATAATTCCTCTGGTAACAAAGGAGCGGGTGACACTCAGACGCCCATAGAAAATCGCTGGTATGGTACTAGTGATAAAAAGTAACCAATAAAAGGAGATAGTCACATGGCTACTATTGGTAATACATTTCTTGGTTTAGCTGATATTTATAAAGGCTCGACAAAGAATGGTCAGGTTGCAGACATAATTAATATGCTGCGCCAGACAAATACGATCATGGAAGACGCTGTTGCACGTGAGTGTAACGAAGGTAAATCCCACAAACATACTGTTCTGTCAGGCTTGCCGTCAGTTGTATGGGGTATGCTTTATAAGGGTATTCCTAACAGCAAAGCCCAGCGTACTCAGGTAACTGATACAACTGGTTTTGTAGAAGGCCGCTCTACTGTCGATGCTCGTTTGGCTGAAGTTGAGCCAAATCTTGAAGCGTTCCGTTTGCAAGAAGCCCAAAGCTTTTTGGAGGCAATGTCACAAGAAGCTTGTCGCGCAATTTTTTATGAGAATGCAGATACAAACCCAGAAAAGATTACTGGTCTTGCACCACGTTTCTCTTCTTTGAGTGCGGAAACTGGATCTCAGATTATTGATGCTGGCGGTACTGGTTCGGATAACACATCTGTGTGGTTTGTAACTTGGGGCACAGACTCTGTTCAGTTGCTTTATCCTGAAGGTTCAAGTGCTGGTATTGCTCGTGAAGATCACGGTAAGCAACGTGTTCTTGATTCTGATGGAAATGCTTACTACGCTCTTGAGGAAACATTCAGATGGCATTTAGGTGTTGCTGTTCGTGACTGGAGAAAAGTTGTTCGTATCGCAAATATTGATGTGTCAGCAATGATTGCTGATCCTAACAATATTGATGGAAGCTCTCACTCTATGTTCCATTTCATGCGTAAAGCTTATTACCAATGTCACGGTATGCGCTCGCTTGATAATGGTGCAAACGGCGTTGGTGCTGGTATGGACGGAAACTTTGGTATGGGTAGAACTACTGTCTATATGAATAAAGATGTTCTTGAAGCTCTGGACGCGTCTAGCGTGAATAGTGGCTCCACTGATAACTTTGTTCGTTTGGTTCCTCGTGACGTAGAAGGCAAAGAAGTTCTGACTTATCGTGGTTTACCACTTCGTCAGGTGGATCAACTGTCTAATGCTGAGGCTCGTATCACTTAATTGTGATGTAAGTTTGAGTTTAATTTAAACAAAAAGAAAGGAAATAGATTATGTCTATTTTATCTGCACAAGAAATATATTCTGATGATCAGGCAATCACTGCGACTGCTGCATCTACGAATGTAATTGACTTTGGTTCCCCTGGGACTTGGGTCCACGCTACCACTCCTATCGTTGATGATAAGGGTGTATCAATGATTTGCCTTGGCATTCAAGTTACAGAAGACTTCGATGCTTTGACAAGTTTAGATATAACCTTTGAAACAGATGATAACGCTGCGTTCTCATCTACGAAGGTGATTTATACTGAAAACATCTTATTGGCCGACTTAGTGGCTGGTAAGAAAACAGCTATACGCACCATACCGTTCAATACATTGGAGCGATACACGCGTGTTAATTACACAGTGAACGGCTCTAACCCTACTGTGGGCAAGATCACAGCGGGTATTGTTGAGCTTGAGAGTGCTTGGGGTAGTCGATAAGCGATAACCTATAAATAATTAAGTAAGTCCTTAATAATAAGGGCTTACTTCTAAACCGCACAATGCCAACTTAAAATAAGGAGATAGAAATATGTTAGTTATAGCTAAGACAAGAGGTGAACATCCACAAGGTACGTGGAGAAATCCTGGCGAGAGATTTGAATATGATGGTGAAAAACCAGCTTTGTGGATGATGACCGCGGAGGAATGTGATAAGGCTAAGGCTGAAGCGCAAGCCCAAGCTGATGAAGCTAATGAAATTATCAAAGCTCAATCTGAAGCCAAGAGTAAGGTTTTAGCTAAGAGAAATGGTGATAAGGGTGAAGACGTCAAAGGTATTCATGCAGTTCATAGGGGTTTCGGAAAATGGGACGTTATTGGATTGGATGGAGAGGTTATCAATAAAGATGGTGACTTAAATAAAGCTGATGCATCCGCATTGGTTGAAACGCTTCTCGCTGGTGCGGCAGAGGCATAACATAAGGGGAAGTTAATATGGCTTCATTTACAACTGTCTTAGACAGCACAGAACTAAGTGTACCAACAAGAGGTGAGGATATTCTTATTTCTATATCTGGTACATACGATATGGTTATTGAGTTACAGAAGAAAATTGGCGAAGGCGTTTGGTCTTCAGCTCTAAAGACATGGAGTACGGCAAACGCTACTGTTGCAGATTATTATACAACAACAGATTTTGGCGAAGTTCTTCGTTTGATTGTAACCACTGATACTAGCGGTACAGCTGTTGCTACGCTTGCGGATTCCTCTGACAAGATTCTTCATGAGTTTGGTGGTTATGGTGTTGATTCTGCTCCTGTCCAGGTTTTGCAATCTGGTTTGAAAGTTAATGGTGGTGTTCAAAAAACAGCGTCTAGTATCGTTGATGTAACAACAGCTACTTTAACCTTAACTGCGCCACTTCATGCAGGTCGCATCCTTACGCTTAATCGTGCCGCTGGTGTGGCTCTTACGCTTCCTGAAGCTGTTGGTAACGGAAATACTTACACAGTATTTGTCGAGACTACTGCCACAGGCGCTCATAGTATCGTTTGTGAGGGTGCTGGTAAACTAGCTGGTGGTGTTGCGATTGCTACTGATATTGCTGGTGTTGTTATGCTTGCAAACTCTGCGGCTGATGTTGGCCTCTCAATGAGTGGAACAACAACAGGTGGTGTTAAGGGATCGTTTTATAGTGTCACGGATGTGGCTCCTGATCTTTGGAAAATCGAAGGATTCTTGGTGTCAACAGGCGTTGAGGCATCTCCGTTTACTACATAAGACTAAACAGGCGGGGCTTTGCGGCTCCGCCAACTTTCACAAGGTATTAAATAATGGCAGTTTCAAAAGCTCTAATATGCAATTTAGCACTTGCCCATATCAGCCAGACTGAAACACAGATATCTAATTTGGATGATGATACTGGTACAACGGCTATTCAATGCCGTATTCATTATGATGTTGCTAGAGAGTTTGTTCTTGCTGATCACCATTGGAACTTTGCTAAAAAGCGTGTTGTTTTGGCTGATATAGGATCTCCGCCAACTAATTGGGCATATCGTTATGATTACCCATCTGATTGCTTAAAGATGCGTGAGATAGAGCGTATTACTCGTAAGGGGTTGCCTATTCCATTTAGAATAGAGGATGATGGTTCTGATGCTGGCTTATGTATTGTAACTGATAGGGATGAAGCCACAGGTATATACACGTATAATGTAAAAAATGTTTCCTTGTTTTCTGCGAGTTTTGTTGCAGCATTTGGTTGGTATCTTGCAAGTGAGCTCGCTCCTGCGCTAACAGGTGATATGAAGAAACAAGAGGCTATTTTGCAAGTTTATCGTAATTATATGAGGGCTGCCCAAGCTACTGATAGTGATGAGGGATCAATGGATCCTGAGCTTGATAGCCCTTGGGAGCGTGCTAGAGAAAACGGAGATAGCTAAAATGTTGCGACCAATACCGACGATATCATTTGGTGGTGGAGAGCTTGCTCCGTCTGTGTATTCTCGTATAGACCTGCAAAAGTTTGGTAGTGGCGCAAAAAGATTGAGAGATTATTTTGTTCATGCTGAGGGCGGTATATCGAATCGTCCAGGCATAGATTACATTAAAGAAACAAAAGACAGCTCTACTGTATCTCGCGCTATTGCATTTGAGTACAACGAGGATCAATCCTATGCCTTAGAATTTGGCAATCAATACATGCGCGTTTATCGTAATGGTGGTGTTGTTGTGGAAACAGGTTTTGCAATTAGTGGGGCAACGCAAGCCAATCCTGTAGTTGTAACAACAGCAACTCATAGCTACAGCAATGGAGATGAGGTATATATTTCTGGTGTGGTTGGTATGACAGAATTGAATGGCAAGTTTTTTGTTGTCGCCAATGTAACTGGCACCACATTTGAGTTAACGGGTATTGATGGTACGAGCTATACAGCTTGGTCATCAGGTGGAGAATCCGAGCGCGTATTCACATTAACAACTCCATATCTCACTGCTGAGCTGGAGCAATTAAAATTTCGACAATCAAATGATATTATGTATATGTCGCATCGTAATCATGCTCCGCGTAAATTATCTCGTACAGATCACGACGCATGGACTTTAACCGTGATTGATTTTGAGCCAGATCAGGCTTTTCCTACGGGCGTGACAGTTACACAACAGGGCGCGGCTGGGTCAACAACATATAGATATAGAGTTACCGCTGTAGATGAGGAGACTGCTGAAGAGAGCCTAGTTGGTACTGGTTCTGAATTAACTAATTCCATAACAGGCGCTACACAAGCCAATCCCGTTGTATTAACTGTGACTAGCCATCCTTTTACAGATGGTGAAGAAGTTCATATCTCTGGCGTAGTGGGCATGACAGAGTTGAATGGGCGTAGATTCATTGTAGCTAATCAAGCAACTAATACTATAGAGCTACAAGGTGAAGACGGCACAGGTCATACTGCATATAGCTCAGGTGGTGACGCTGATGTGACATTTGGTATAGAGACAACAGGTAATGCAACTCTTTCAAGCTCTAATTACAATCAAATAACATGGACTGCTCCCGCTGGTGATATTGATATTTACAATATCTATAAAGAGGATAATGGTTTATATGGATTTATAGGATCTGTAGATGGCGCGGCTACATTACAATTCGATGATAAAAACCTATCCCCTGATTTTGAGGATACAGCTCCTAAGTTACGCCAACCAATTTCTACTGCCACAAACTACCCAGGAGCGGTTGGGCTGCATGAGCAACGCTCTGTGTGGGGTAATACGGATAATAAGCCATTAAATGCATTTTTATCTCAGACATCTCAGTTTGAAAATATGAATGTATCTAGTCCGACAAAGGCCACAGATGCTATTACTTTGCGTATGGTAACTGGTAAGGGTAATGAAATTCGTCACTTTAGATCGTTTCGTGAACTGTTATTTGTGTTTACGTCTGGAGCGGTATGGACGCTGGGTCCAGGTGGTGGTAGTGATGGTATAACGCCATCATCCAAACAACTTAAAATTCAGGAATATTTGAGTTCAACTCATGTTCCTCCAATGACAATTAAAACAACCATGCTCATGGTGTCTGGTAAAGCTAGTGCTGGATTTGAAATTCATTCTATTGGTGAAGATATAAACAGCGGTGTTGCGGGAAACTATGTCGGGTCTGATTTGACTGTTTTATCTAGGCACTTATTTGAGGGGTTTACCATTAAGGAATGGGCTTATATAGAGCGTCCTTATAGATTGATTTTGTGCGTGCGTAGTGATGGCAAGATTATCTGCATGACGTATTTGAATGAACATCAAATTTATGCCTTCTCTTTGTGGGAAACTGACGGCACATTTGAAAGTGTGTGTAGTGTTCCTGAAGGGCAGGAGGACACAGCGTATTTTGTTATTAATCGTACGATCAACGGATCCACAGTGAGAAATGTTGAAAAATTACATACTCGTCAATTCACAAATATTGAGGATGCATTTTTTGTTGATAGCGGTTTGACATTTGATGGCACCGATCCTCAAACCATATCGGGTGCGACTGCGGCGAATCCTGTGGTTATAACCGCTACAGGGCATAATCTTGTTGATGGTGAGACTATTACCATAAAAAGTGTGGTTGGTATGACGGAGTTAAATAACAAGGAATATACTGTTGCCAATAAAACAGCCAATACATTTGAATTGTCTGGTGTGGACGGAACAGCATATACGGCTTATAGCTCTGCTGGAACAGCGCAGAAATTATACACAACAGTTTCAGGGTTGGATCATTTAGAAGGTGAGACAGTAATTGCTCTGGCTGATGGTAATCTAACTGAGGGTTTAACAGTTACTAGTGGTGTGGTAACTCTAACTAATAACTTTATAAAAGCTCATGTTGGTTTAACATATCAGCCATTATTTGAGAGTATGCCAACCAACAGCTCTTCTCAGACAATATCAAAACGTAAGGTTGTAAAATCTGTTATTATGAGGATACTTGATACTCGTGGTATTTGGGCTGGGACCAAAGAAGATAACCTTCAGGAATATTCGACAAGATCAGATGAATTGTGGGGTGATCCTGCTAAGGCATTATCAACTATAGTTCGTATTCCTGTATCAGATGATTATCGCCGAGATTCTAGTGTGATAGCTAGGGCTAACCCTGGGCTTCCTCAAACAATTTTATCAATAGTGGCGGATACGGATGTTGGGGGCAGTTAAATACAATATACGGTCTGCGACTAGAGAGGACGCGGAATATTTATCTACTAGGTTAAAACCTATGGATTTAAGAGAGATTGATGCTGTGACTGGTCGCCCAGCGTTTGCTGTTTTAATGTCGGGCATAGTAGGATCTGAGGATTGCCAAGTAGGTACTGTTGATGGCCTTCCTATTTGTATTTATGGTGTTCGTAAAATGTCACATTTATCCGATACTGGCATTGCTTGGCTATTGGGAACTGAAGAAGTAGATGACCATGTTATGAAATTTGGCAGGGAATGTGGAAAGGAATTAAAGAAGATGATGGGCAATTTAAAGATGATTGAAAATTATTGTCATGTCGAAAATAGAAAAACTATAGTATGGTTAAAGTGGCTGGGTTTTAAATTTGATAAACCAATGCCATATGGAAGAAGGAAAGAAATGTTTCGAAGGTTTTATATGGAGGCTATTAATGTGTGAACCAACAACCGTTATTGTGGGTGGTATAACATTAGGCCAGATAGCAACGGCGGCTTCTGTAGCTGGTTTAGCTATGTCTGTATATGGATCATATCAAGCCGCTCAATCTCAAAAAGATGAGGCTAATTATAAGGCTGGTGTTGCTCGTAATAACAAAATTATATCTGATAGAAACGCCGCGTCCATTACAAAGCAGGGCGAGGACGAAGCCAATAAATACCGTTCTAGGGTTAGGCAGATGGAGGCCGATCAAATTGTTGGCCTTGCTGGGCAGGGTGTTGATGTAACAGAAGGCTCAAGTATTGATTTGTTAGCAGATACTGCGGAGCTTGGGGAATTTGACGCTCAAACAATCAGGTCTAACGCGGGACGTGAAGCATATAATGCTAGAGTGCAGGGGTCTAATTATCAATCTCAAGCTGGACTGTATAAGTCCCAAGCTGATGCTCAAAGCCCTATATTCTCTGCTGGGACAACATTGTTATCAGGTGCTGGACAAGTGGCTGATCGTTGGAACTCAAGAAGAAAGGCCAAGCAATAATGCCAAAAGTACCTACAGCTACAGAAATGGGTTTAGGCCAAAGAATGCAGTCTGGTGCAGGGACTACTCCGAAGCAAAGTTTTAGTACAAGCTCGGATATGTTTGGCGCTGCTACTGCTAGGCGTTCTCAGCAAGTCGGCTCTTTATTAACTGAGCAAGCTAATAAAATGATCCGCGCTGAGGATGAGCGTGCGTCAATGGAGATTGAGCAACAAATCAGGGATTGGAGCTTTGAGGCTACTCAAGGTGAGGATGGTGTTTACCGCAAAAAGGGCGGTGGCGCTATTGGCTCAACTAAATCTATTGAAGAAAACTATGCTAAATTTTCTAGTAAACTATTGAAGGGTAAAACTGTATCGTCTGCCGCTCGGCAAAGGTTGGAGATGTATATCAGCCAAAAAGGTGATGGTCTTCGTAGTGAGATTAGTAGATATGAGCAAGCCCAGAAAACTGTTTATGATAATGGTTTGCGTGAGGCTCGTATTGAAGGCTCTAAAGAGGATGCTATTACATATTATAATAACCCACAAAAACTAGCGGAATCAGAGGCAATGATTAGAAGTACTATGAAGCGTAGTGCTGAAGCTAATGGGTGGTCTCCTGAAGAAACTGCACAACAGATAGAATCCGAAGTAAGTTCAATGCATAAGGGTGTTATTGATCGTATGTTAGCCCATAAGCAGAGTGGTGCTGCTAGATCATACTTAAATAAAAATCGTAAAGAGATTGATGGTAGGGATATTGCTGCTATTGAGAGGGCTGTGAGCGTTGGTGTTGTGTCAAATAAAGGCCAAAAGGGAGCTGATAGTATCATGGCCTTAGATTTGACTGAGAAGGACGCCCTAGCTAAAATTCGTGCAGAGTACAGTGGAAAAGAACGTGATGAAATTATTAAGCGCGTTAAGGTTCGTTATGGTGAAGAGTCAAGTTTGCAAACAGCTCAAACAAAAGCTTCACAAAAATCTGGATGGGAAAAGATATCCAAAGGTGGTACTCCTGATGATCTTACGCCAACGGAATTGGCTGCTGCTGGGCGTCAGGTCGAGAGTATGTGGACTATGGCTAAGAATAGTAAGGCTCGTGGTAAGGGATTTGCTCTTACTTCTGAAACTGGCATTGTTCAAGAATACCTCGGTATGACAGATGCTGAAATTGTTAATGAAGATTTAATATCGGCACAGCCTAAAATGACTGAGGCTGATTGGAACAAGGCTAAGGCTCGTCAAAACTCGGCTGAACGCGCAATTAAAGAGCTGGATGATAGACCAGGGCAGGGGGCAACAATTGAGCGATTACTTAAAGAATTTGCTCCTAAGAATTGGAATGTTGGCACAAAGGCGGCAAGTAAAGAGCGCCGCGCTCAAGCCCAGCGTGCGCGTGATAGTATGAATGATTATGTATCAAATGTTATTGGTAAAACTGGTAAGCTACCATCTGAGGCAGATATGCGTAAGGAATCTGCTCGGATTTTAATGCAAGTACAGGAAGATGGAATATTGTGGTTTGGTGAGGAAACAGTTGTTAGTGAGCAGGGGGATACTCCTATCAATAAATTAGTTATGGATGATGAAGCATTAATGCAATCAACTGGTGTGCCAAAAGATAGTTTGGAGGCTGTGAAGAATTACCTTATAAAAAATGGATACCCTGTGACGATTAATAATATGAAGGGCACATGGGAACATAGGGGTAATAAATAATGGTAGATTTTACAAGTAGCTTTAAGCCAGGGAATATACAAGAGCCTGTTGTTGAAGATGGTGGTGATGGCTTTACCTCTACTTTTAAACCAGAAAAGCCCAGTCTTATGGCTCCAATTGAGGATGCTATTCATGTTAATCCAGATGACCATGCTAAAAACTTACGCCTTTCAAAAGAATCTGGCCTTCCTACTGCTGCGATTGAACAAGATCAAAGGGCTGTTGAGAATTTAGTTAAAAGCAAAGAAATTCGTGATTCATTGGATAAGCATGAGTTTACATCAACATGGATAGCTGAGGGTGATAACGCTCGTTTAGCACATGATGATGTGGAGGGATTAACTGCGCTTGAGGCTATAACCAATGCATGGGATCGTGGTATTACGCGCATTAAACAGGCTGGGCATCAATGGATGGCTGAGGAATCCGCTGAAATGTACCAAGATGTTAATCGCTCTTTTGGTGAGATATTTTTAGATCAAAATGCATCCTCTAATCCTGTTGAAAGTTTATTAGCTGCGCCATTAGCCGCGGAGAGATTTATTACATCAAGGCTTTCTAGTGATGCTAATTTATCTGCCAAGCGAAGCCTTGAGGCTGTTGCAAAAAGAGGTAAGGAAATACAGGCATTAGGTAAATCTGATCCCGCAACAAAATCTCTTGATGCTGTTATGAAGGGCAGTAAAGAGGATGGGTGGCGTGGTGCTTTAATGGCTATTGCCTCCGATCCTTTGGGTGCTGCCGCATTATCCGCTGAGATTGGTATAGAATTTGCTCCGCAAATGATAGTGGGCGCAGTAGCTACAGCGACAACAACTCCTGCTGGTGGGGCTGCGACTATGGGGGTGCTGTCTGGTATGACTGAGCGTTATGCTTCTCCTGTAGAGTTTTTAGGCTCACAGGGTATTGATTTAAACGATCCCAGCTCTATTGATAGGGTGATAAATGATCCAGAATTAATGGCTAAAGCTAAGGAGTTTGGTTTTACGAGAGGCGCGATCATTGGTTCTTTTGATGCTCTATCTGGTGGATTGGCTTCTAAAGCATTCGGCGGCCCTTTAAAAACCATGGCCGCGCAAATGGGTGTGCAAGCCTCTATGGGTGGTGGTGGTGAAGCTGCTGCACAATTAGCCACAACAGGTAAGGTTGATCCAGGTGAGGTTGTTTTAGAAGCTCTTGGAGAATTTGCTATGGCTCCATTTGAGGTTATTGGTGTTGGTGGACAATATGTGTCTGATTTTAAAAAATCCAATAGAGCAAAGAAAGACGCTAAAGTTATTGAGGCGATGAATGCTCATGAGTCAAATCTTAGAGAGCGTTCTCCTGAGAAATATGCTGAGTTCCAAGGTAAGCTGTTACGAGAAAACGGTATTGAGCAAATATCTATTTCTGGAGAGGGTTTTTCTGAATATAATCAGTCGGGTGGGGATACGTCTTGGATTGAAACTTTAGGCTTGTCTGAAAAAGGCAAGCTTGAGATGTATGAGAATATGGATGGTGATATTGAATTAACACCAGAACAATATTCTTTGATTCCTCCAGAAATAGCCGCGCAACTTTCTAAGCATATTCGTATTAATGATGGTATGACAGAGGCTGAGGCCGATGTGTTTAATGAGTCTGGAATGCAGGATGAGTTTGAGCGTATCTCTGAAACTTTTCAGGCATTAGATTCAGATACACAATATGATATAGAGCTTATACAGCAAAAAATAGAAGGCCAATTACAAGCCGCTGGGGAAAGTCCTGAGACGTCTTCTAATTATGGTGTTCTAATGGCTCAGAGATATATGACCCGCGCACAGAGAGCAGGTCAAAATCCTCTTGAGATGTATATGAATGATAATTTGAGTATTACTCAAGGTGAGCAGATGAAAAAGGTCGTTGATGACTTGACTGTAAATCTTGATATTGCTCGCTCTAAAAAAACTAAAGAAGATTATTTCAAGCTTGATAAACAGCCTATTGCTAAGCAGATTATTAATAGCGTTGGCGGTATTGATCCAGATAGCACACTTGCTGGTGAACTGCGAAGTAGGGATATAACTCCAAAGATGGTGCCTGGATTATTTAAGGAGGGCGGTATAACTGATGGCAATAATTTAGTAAGAAGTCAGTTTCCATTTTTTAGTGAGCAGAAAAAAGAAGAAGACCAAAATGATTATGTCAGTACTGATGAATTAATCGCTGCTATTGAACGCGAAGCTTTTGGTGAAGCTAATCATACCCAAAGTGAAATGGAAGATCTTGAGGGTTTTGATATTCGCCTTGAAAACTTTAATGCAGAACTAGAATCTCTTGGGCTTGATGTAAATGAAAATACCGATGAGGAGATTAGGGCTGCTATTGAGGGGCGTGAGACGAGGAAATTGTTTCAGGATATTGGTGATCCCACAGCGACGCCTGAGTTTAAAGAGTGGTTTGGTGATAGTAAGGTTGTTGATGAGAGTGGCAAGCCGTTGGTGGTTTATCATGGTACTCCCGCGAATGTTGACGAGGATTTTGCCTTTGATTATACGCGTATAGGTGATCAAGGTAGAGCTGAGGGCGCAGGTTTTTATTTTACAAGTGATAGAAGAATAGCTGGTGGGTATGGTAAAGATGGTGAGGTCATTAGCTCGTATATGTCCATAGAAAATCCTATGGCATTTGATCAACCAGCATTCGATAATGACACTATTAATAAAATAATAATGGAGATTGCAAAGCAGGAATCAGTTGAGGAAGATATGGGGATAGGCGACGGTTTTCTATCTAATTTTGGTGATGTTAATTATGAAGGTTTGGAATCTGTTGTTAATAGTGCAACTGATTTAATCGCCGACGAAGATTTGGCCTTGGATCAAATAGGTGGAATTATTGGCTCTGGCGCGAGCGTGAAAATAGTAAATGATGCCCTTACTAAAATTACTGGTCATGATGGTGTTATTACAAAAGGTTTTAGTAATGAAGGTGTGGCTGGTGGAGATATCTATGTTGCGTTTTCTCCCACACAAGTTAAATCCGTCCACAACATCGGCGCCTTCGATCCTAAAGACCCGCGTATTTTATATCAGGGCGGTTTCCAATCTAATGTGGAAAAATTTATCTCTGATATTAAGCAAGAAAAAGGATCTGGTGATCAATTCTTGGCGCAAATCAAAAAGGCCGCTGGCGTTAAAGAAGAAGAAATTTCTTGGATTGGTTTGGATGAATTTCTAAAAGGTAAGAAGTCCGTCACTAAACAAGAGATGCTTGATTTTATTGAGGCAAATAGTGTTGAGATTGAAGAGGTTACTCTAGGGGATGTTCTACCTGAAGGTTTCGAGTTAAGAGAAGAGAATGGATATTTTGTAACTTATTCACCAGAAGGTAATGAAGTTGCTTTTAATAGTGACCGTGCCACTGCTGAAAAACAGTTAGAAGCTGCAAGGCGAGCTTATTCTAAAAAAACAAAATACGGCGATTACACCCTGCCCGGTGGTGAAAACTATCGTGAGGTGTTGCTTACTTTGCCTAGTAAAGATGGTGTTAAAATATCTGGATATATTATTCCAGAAGATGAAGACGCCACTGATAGCATTTTGCATGATGTGTCGTCTGCTGGTTTAGAGGATTTAGATTATGGCCGTACAACAGATAGGGGTGATGATGAAATTATAGAATTCACTGATCTTACATCTTCTCAGCACAAAGAAATTAGGCAAATAGCAAGAGATAGTGGTCAGGTCTTTATCGAGTCTAAAAAGGAGGGTGTCGAGGAAACTTATAGCACAACACACTTCCCTGATCAGGAAAACATCCTAGCCCACGTTCGCCTGAATGACCGCACTGATGCCGATGGTAACAAGGTGTTGTTCATAGAGGAAATTCAATCAGATTGGCACCAAGAGGGACGCAAGAGGGGATATAAAAAAGATATAAAAATCCTTCAACAAAAAAGTAAAAAAGCAAAGGCGCACTTTGAAAATTGGATTAAAGAAAACCCAACAGAATCACCTTCTGCGTGGAGGGAGCAAAATCCTGAAATGTCAAATGATGTGTATGAATTTTCGCTGCAAGAAAGCAACAAAATACAGCAAGTCCCAGACGCTCCTCTCAAAAAAACCTGGCACGAGATGGCTTTGCGCCGCGTTATTCAAATGGCTTCAGAGCAAGGGTATGATTCTATCGCATGGACAACTGGCGAGCAACAGAACGATCGTTTTGATTTGAGTAAGCAGGTTGATGAGGTTAATGCCGCGAGAGTTGAAAGCGGTATTTATTCAGTCGATGTCTATAAAAATGGTAATTTAGTTTCTCAGAAAAACTTGAGCGGTTCTGAGCTTGAAGGTTTTATTGGTAAGGATTTGGCTCAGAAAATAATTGATAATGAAGATGTCCAAAGTGGGTTTGTAACATCATTCTCAGGCCAAGATCTTAAAGTTGGCGGCGAAGGTATGAAGGGTTTTTACGATAAAATTATTCCTAAATACGCTAAGAAATTCGGTAAGAAGTTTGGTGCTAAGGTTGGGACTACAAAAATAACAGGGCAAGCACCAGGCACCGACGCTGATGCAAAGCTTCTTGACGAGCTTGGTGTTAAGGGAACAGGATCAAAAACTGCCGAAGTATGGTCTATGCCTATAACCGATGAAATGCGCGAGAGTGCAAAGCAGGGTATTTCTTTATTCCAACAAAACCGCGCCTCAATCCAATTCTCGCCCAGCGGCACGACAATCAATCTTGGCCTTGGAGCAGATAGATCATCTTTCTTGCATGAAAGTGGCCACTTATTCTTGGAGCAATTACGACAGGATCAGCAAGAATTTGGCACAACTAACGAGCAACTGGTTGATGATTGGAATGCTGTCACAAAATGGTGGGGTAAAAATGCCGCATCATTAAAACAGGAGGCTATTGATCTTGCGAGCAGGGCGAATGACGCGGATGCTGTCGCAGAGATTGCCTCTATGTCTGATAAAAAAGTAAAGGATTTTGTGGTAACTGGTAACTTAGACCGCGGGCAGGACGCCCAAGGTTATCTTTCTGTGGCGATGCATGAACAATGGGCGCGTGGAGTTGAAGATTATTTTCGTACAGGTCAGGCGCCTTCTATAGCCCTTCAGGATGCATTCAATCGTTTTCGCGCTTGGATGGTATCAATATATAAAAAAGCTACTGGTAAAGGTGGTTTGGATATTCAGTTTTCTCCTGATGTTAAAGAGGTAATGGATCGCCTATTGGCCACAGACCAAGAGATTGAGCTTATGGCTTCTCAATATGATATGAAGGCCATGTTTGGGTCAGCTCAAGAAATTGGTATGACAAAAGGGCAGTTTGAAAATTATCAAAGAGATGTGGCGCGTTCTGTTGAGGAGGGTAAAACAAAGCAACTTAAGAAACATCTCAATGATATTGAGCGTGAGCGTAAAGCGTGGTGGATTGATGAGCGCAACAGCATAAAATCTGAAGTTGAGCAAGAGGTGCATGAGCGTAAAGAATATAAATTAATGTATGCTTTAGCTAATGGTACTGAGCCAAATGGTGAATCTTTAAATACGCGTCCTAATCGTATGGATCGCAAGGCCATTGATTTAATTATGGAGAACGATAATAGTGCCAAGAGATTGCCTAAAATTGGCAATAAGGTTCTTTATGCAACAGCTAAAAAAGAAGGATCTACTCATCCTGATATTGTCGCTATGAGTTATGGATACGGCAATTCAAGGGATATGCTTATTGAATTAATGAATGTGGAGCCTATGGATAGTGTAGTTAATGCTGAAGCTGATATCCGCATGAAAGAAAAATATGGGGACATGCAGATTCCAGATCAAGCTGAATCAGAGGCAATAGAATCTATTCATGGTGATAAACGTGGTGAGGTTTTAATTCTTGAATTGAATGCCCTGCGTGAAGGTCAGGAAAAAATGAAATCAGCATTTGTTCGTCAATGGGCTAAAGAGCAAATTGGTAAGCATAAAGTTGATAATATTAAGCCAACCAAATTTTTGGCCGCTGAAAAGCGTTTTGCAAAATTAGCAGCAAAAGAATTTAAAGCTGGCAATATGCTTGAAGCCCAGCGTGCTAAATTTCGTCAAATGATGAATCACTTCATGGCCAGGGAATCATACAAAATCCGCGATGAGATGAATAAATCTCGTAATTACATGCGTAAATTTAATAAGAAAAAAGCTTTATTTAAATCCATTGACGCAGATTATATTGATCGCATTAAGGAAATATTAGGTAGCTATCAACTTGGCCCACGTCTGTCAGATAAAAAGCGTCGTCAGATATCGTCAGACGCATTTGTTAAATGGATGGATGACCAGGCTGAGAATGAGGGGGCTATATTTAATATTCCCCAAGAAATATTGGACGCTAATGAAAAAACACATTACAGGGATTTAACCCTTGATGAGTTTCGCACTCTAACAGATTCTATTAAAAACCTTGAAGCTCAAGGTCGTCTGAAGAAAAAGGCTTTAATTTCTGGCGAGCTGATTGATATTCAGCAAATGGAATCTGATATCATGGATCGCTTAGATAATCTTCCCATAAAAGCTGTGGAGAGGGCAAAAGCTATAAGACAGGATCCCTCGTTTAAAGACAAAGCCACTGAGCGTTTTCATTCGTTTGATGCATCTCTTCGTAAGGTGGAGTTTTTGTTGGAGTTTATGGATGGTGAGGATATAGGGCCAGCACATCAAGCTTTCTTTCAGCCTGTAGCTGAGGCTGAAAACATGAAGAATGATATTGTTAGAAATATCAATCAAGTATTTATGGATAAATTAGAAGCCTTACCAAAAGATGTTCGTAAAAATCTAGGTAGAGCAAAAATGGTTCCTTCTCTTGGTCGTGAGATGAATAGAGGTAATCTGCTTATGATGGCTTTGAATGTTGGAAATGAATCTAATCTCGATAAAATGATACGTGGCTCTGAGCAAGAGGGCGCGATGTGGACAGAAGATGGTATAATGGAAGCCTTGGAAGTCCTCACTAAAGAAGAATGGGATTTCATTCAATCTGTATGGGATGCCTTCGATGGAATTTATCCGCAAGTTCAAGATATTTATCGTCGTGAAAATGGCGTATCTCCTGAAAAGATAGAATCTAAAAAAATAGAAACTAAGCATGGTGAATATACTGGGAGGTATTTTCCTATGATGTATGATCCGCGTCGTTCTGCTATGTCGCGTGATCTTGAGGGTAAATCTGCTCTGGAGGCGATGCAAAGCCAAACAGTTAAGGCTGGTGTGTTTTCTGGTATGACTAAAGCTAGAACAAATTTTGCTGCGCCTGTGCTGCTTGATATCGCCGCTGTTCCTAGCCAAGTTCGTAGAATGGCTCACTATGTTTCTCACTATGAAACAGTTCGTTTAACTAGAAAATTATTATCTCGTAAAACTTTATCAACAGCTATTACTGAGAAGCTTGGTGAAACATATTATCGTGAATTAAAAGCGTGGATAGGCGATGTTGCTGCTGATGGCCAAACAGATAAAGTCCTTAATTTCTGGGATAGGGCTGTTGAGGCTATGCGCTCTAATGTGACTATTGCGATTATGGGTTTGTCTTACACAACTGGTATGTCTCAGCCTCTTGGTTGGGCACAGTCGATTGACGCTTTATCCAAGCAGGATGATGGAACATATAAACCACAAAAGGGCAGTTTAGCTCTTGCGTGGGGCATGAAGCAAGCTATCACTCAAAAAGGTATAACGGAACATATTATGGAAGTCTCAGGCCAAATGCGCCACAGAATTGATAATATCGATCGTGATTTATCTCATGCTATGAAACAGTTATCTGGTAAAAAGGGTATATGGAAAAAATTCCAACGCTCTACCTTGCTTCATATTGCTTATATACAGTTCTATATGGTTGATATTCCTACATGGATTGCCGCACAGGATAAGGCATTAGTAGAGGGTAGGAGCGAGTCACAAGCTATTAATTATGCCGATAGTGTGGTTCGTAAAACTCAAACTGCTGGTGGAACAAAGGACTTAGCACAGATACAGCGTCAGCGTGGGTTAATGAACGCATTCACTATGTTTTATTCGTTCTTTAATTTGCTTTATAATATTCAAGCTCGCGCTATTGGAGCAACAAACTTTAAAAAACCTCGTGATGTTGGTAGGTTTGCCGCCAAAGCTGCTGTTATATTAGTTCTGCCTACAGCTTTAGAGGCTATGATGCGCGGTGAAAAACCAGATGAAGACGATGATTATGCTAAATGGTTGGCAATTAAATCAATGTTATATAGTGCTACGTCCATAGCGTTTGTGCGCGACCTAACTGGTATAGCTGAGGGTTTTGGTTACAGCACAACACCTCTTGATAGTATTCCAAAGGAAATGGCCAAAGCGATGAAGGAAATAGCCCAGGCTTATGATGATGGTGAAATGAATAGAGAGGCTGCTGTAAAGGCTTTATCTGCTGCTGGATATGCTTTTGGCTTCCCTGTCTTACAGCCTAAGAGATTGCTTGATACTTTAGAAAAATGGGATAATGATGGAACTATGCCAGATATGGTAGAGTTTTTACGAGGCCCAGATGATGACTAGCACTAATTACTAATAAATGATATATATGTAATATTCGATAAGGAATAATAAATGACTCTTGCAAGCACAAGCCCCAAAGAAATTAAAAACGGAAATGATGTAACAACAGTTTTTTCTTTTACTTTCGTAATTAACGCATCTACGGATATGGTTGTAACTCATACGGATTCCTTGGGTGCTGAAACAATCATAACAGAGGGCACAGGTACTAATAATTATAGTATATCTGTTGCTAACTACCCTGGATCTGGCTCTATTACATATCCAGCAACATTAGGAACTGAATTAGCTACAGGAGCTAAATTAACCCTTGCGCGTGTGGTTGATATTGATCAGGAAACTGATCTCCAAAACCAAGCCCAATATAAACCTGAAACAGTTGAATCTACATTTGATTATTCTCGTATGGTTGATTTACAACAACAAGAGCAAATTGATAGATCAATTACAGCTCCAATATCAACAGTATTAACAAGCAATACTATTTTAGGCACGATTGACACGACAGTGCGTGCCTTGACTATCACAAGTGCGGGTCCAGCCTCTTCAGCTTTAAGTGTGTTTCCTAGCACAATAGACGTTGTATTAACTGGTGAGGCTAATGGTGACTTCCTACAATATGACGGCGCTAATTTTGTCAATAAGACTGTAGCTCAAATAAAATCAACATTAGATCTTAAGCTTAATAATTACACGGCTACAGTAGCGCCAACTGTTAATGATGATAGTGGTGATGGTTACTCTGTAGGATCGCGCTGGTATGATGTGACTGGTGATGATGTGTATCATTGTCTTGATGCTACAGTTGGAGCGGCTGTGTGGAATCAGGGTGATATTGTTGCCTCTGATCTTGGCGCCGCTGCATTACTTGGTAGTATCTCCAGCTCAACATTCGCAGGTGCAACTTCTTCTAACATTAATACAGCTTCGGAAACAAAAACCTACATAGACACGGAAGTTGCAACTGCTACTTCTCAGAGATACATAAGCGCAGAACAGACTATAACTTCTGGAGGGTTACTAACTTTAACTCACGGGCTAACAGTGACCGACCCACACACAATAAATCTTAGGTATCATGTGGTGTGCAAGACCGCTGAGTACGGTTATTCCGTTGGGGATATCGTACCTATAGATTTTAACATGTCCTCTTTAGGGAATAATCATTACAGTATGGCTGTACTTAACACTACGG